TCCATTCCCCGATGTAATGTGACGCCGACTTGCTTCCTATCTTTAAAACTAAAAATGGACCATCTACATACAAGCCACTGTCGTTTACTAAACTTCCAAATATTTTTTTAGGTTCTGTGGCATTACAATTTATTCTTAGCCACATCTCAACTGTATATGTTCTATACTTTCCATTATCATTTAAAAATCCTTCAGAGGGAACAATTAGAGATGGCTTACCGTCGTTTGGAGTTATGACTGTGCAGTTTGCGGTACCGTAAACCATTGGTGCTCCAACATTTTTAGCAACAAGAGAATTTTTCTTAATAAGATAGTACCCAGTGTTTTCCTCTAACCCATATGATCTTGCTGGATATCCATACTCAGTTTCACTAAATATTCCAGTCGGTATTTGCACTGGAGTAATTCCTAAAGATGTTGATGCAAATTCTTCTGACCATTGCCCAAGGGTTAAGCCATTTACTAAAACTGTGTTTTCTTCAGAATCAGAGTATCCTCCAAGGAAGTTTGCTTTAAATACTAATCTCATTTCACCGCTAATATTTGGTACAGCAAAGGAATTAGAAAGAAACATCCACTTTTCCATTATTGTTGTGTTAAATATTTTTGTCTTTTTTACCCAGTCACCTAGTGGTACATCGTAATACTCATAACCAATTTCATAACCAGTTATATAAGCACTATTTGAATATACATAAACACCTATACAAAAAGTTCCTAAGTCTTTATTTATATCAGAGAAATCTAAAATGCTTGAACTAACGCATGAGAAAGAACCGCTATCAGATGATATCACGTTTCCAGATATTTTAGTTACACTAGAGTTTGTAAAAGGCTCCCCAATTACTCCTAATGCTTCCTCAACGGAGCATCCCTCTGTAGCCCAACTATAAATGTTTCTATCAGCGTCAGATATTAATGATAAATAGTCTGCGCTATCATCTAAAGACCAAAGAGCAATGGGATGTTCTGCGAAGGCTTTTTCTGCATATAGGTTAGATTGGATAGACATTATGAGTCTATTTTATCATACTACGAGATTTTTATTTCGCAAACGTCTGTAGTACAGTACATTTCGCCCTGTGCCTCCAGATTTTCTGCTCCGTCATAAATAGCAGACCAATCAATCTTTTTGATCTCTCCAATATAACTATCGTATTCTTCTTTAGTTATTTGAGTATATGGCTGCTGAGGATATGTGTGATTTCCCATCGGCAAGAATGAAACAGCCTTTAGTTGTCCTTCGTACATATGTAAGGCAGGCGCTACATGCTTTGCTTCAGTTTCTTTGTCAAATGAAAGCGTTACAGAAACGCCATTATCTGACCAGTATTTCTGAGCAGTAGCAGCAAGCGCAATCTTCTCAAATAATGTAACATCTTTTTCAGATCTTGGATGTCCAGAATGAACTGGGAAATAAACGACAGTTGTATTCGCAGATACAAGGTCAGCCTCCATCTTATATCCAGCAGCCTTGAACAAGTGAATCATTGGGTCGGTATTCCCAAAGCGAATTGCTCTCAAGAAATAATCTCCGCCTGGTGCCCAGTGTACTCCTGGAGTTGCGCCAGAGAGAATTGATACAGACCCTGATGGCTTAACAGTTGTGACTCTAATGGACTCACGAACACACAACCATTCAGAATAAGAATGATCATACTTACGGATAGTCTTGTATCCTTCGTCCATCCATTCTCTCACAACAGGCAAGCCAAATTTGTCTGAGAAGGATGCAATGCCTGTAAGTGATGTACCAATACGACGATTACGCTGCATGATTCCATTTGTCTGTTGCCAGTGTGTAGGAATCAAAGTTACCGTCTTACCATATAGGTAAGCAAACTTGAGTGTCCGCAGGAAGTCTTCCTTGGATTCATGACGATTTAAGTGCACTTCTACAAGTGTACATAGTTCGTATGATTCCAATGGCTGCTCCGCACACGGATTGAAGCCCATAACACGATAGTCTTTGCCATCCTTTGGATCTGCTAAACGACCATAGTTACGTGCTACATCAAGCCAGATAAATCCTGGTTCTCCGTTATCAACGATTAGGTCTACGTAGTCTTCGTACTTTGTACCTACCGTCGCAGCAATGGAGTTGTTAGACATCCATGCCCAACCTGGATTTTCTGGATCAAATGAATTACGCTCTGGAAAAACCTCAGCGTTCTTCAAATTCATAAAATCTTGATCTTCTGCTGCACCCAAAGCAAGGGTGGCAGACCTTCTAACATTTCCTGATACAACGCATGTACCAATAAGATTAACTATATCTACTATTGCTCTTGAGTCAAGGGTTTCTCCTGCTCTACCGCCGATTACAGCCTTGATCTGCTTGTGCAACTGTATAAGTGGTGCAGGACCGCTTGCTGTACCGCCAAAACCCTTAATAGGGGCACCTAAAGGCCTAATGAGGTCATAGTTAAAGTCCTGGATATACATATTAGGCTTTAAGTATGAATTAATGAGTAATCTAACAGACTCTACCCAGCCCTCACGAGTATCTGGTATTTCATATACCTGTGGTGGTTCTGTAGGATCATAAATGTTTAGATTTTTCTCCCCGCCCAAAGTGTCAAACCCTACACCCACACCCATCATTAATGCATCCATAACCCAGCCAAACAATTGTCCTGGATCATTGCGATCTATGTCTTTTGTAGAAACCATCGCACAATTCTGTAGTGCAGCAGAGTTTTTCTTTTCCATTGTTAGGGGAGTTCCAAATGCCCACATACCACGTCCTGGTGGAGTCCACTTAAGTTCAAACATTCTTTGATATGCTTCTTTTGCTGATGACTGCGCCTTATAGTCATTCCATGGTAGTCTGTTTTCTTTAGCATGATTCTTCTGGGCTGAGTACATACCCTCGATTACTCTGCGACAAACCTCATGCCATCTTTCCTTAGTTCCATCTTCCTTCATACGGGAGTAGGTACGGATAAATGTAATCTCTCCTAATGAATTACCACCTGCATCTGTAAAACCAAATGGCGCTTCCTTTGTTTTATACTCATTTATGAACTCTTCAGACAAACGAAAACTAAAAAAATCAGACATTGTTTTTCTCCTTAAGAAACTGTAATTAGTAAAGTATACCAGAGTTTTTGTTTTTATAAAACTCTAATGCTATTATTGAGGGTTAGATTACGCAAACTTACTACTCAATACATGATTCATTTCAATATGATTAATATTAAAGTGAGATGGTAATTCTGAAACCCAAAGAATTGAATTGGCAAGATCTTCTGCAGTTAAGGCACAATCTCTTTTCTCAATTTGAGTATCTATTGTGCCTGGACAAATTTCAGTTACTTTAATTTTATATTCAGAAAACTCCATCCTCATAGTATCCACTAGAGCCATCTGACCTCTTTTGGCATTAGTATAATTACCTCCGCCACGATATGGGATCTTGCCACCCAAAGAACTTATAAAAATGATAGTTGGAGATTCTGACTTTTGTAATGCTGGTACAAAAAGTTGAGAAAGATACATTGGGCCAGATACATTAATCTCATAGGCTATTCTAAAGTTGTCCATTGTTTCTCTTATAATACTTGTTGGTCCTGACCCACCGCCAGCATTATTAACTAAAAGGTCTAATGTTATATCTTTATATTTTTCATAAAATTCTTTAATTGCATTTGGCTGAGTTATATCTAATTGATAAACCTCGACATTATCAGAAACTAACTTAGAAATGTTTTCTAGATTACGAGATAATGCAATTACCTTATATCCATTTTCAGATAAAAGTTTAACGGTTGCATAACCTACACCTTTGCTTGCACCAGTAACTATGGCTGTTTTCACTACATACCTTGCTGTTGGTTAAGTTGCATGTTGTTGTGAATCCAGTGACCTGGAACCATATACTTAACACCAGATTTTACTGTATGCGCTGTATGAAAATATGGCGCTTCTGCTGGGAAAATAATAACGCTATTTGCTTTTGGCTTTATTCCAAAATCTATTGCATTGTTTGCAACAGCATCATCATAATCTAAATTAACTGGTGGGGCACCATGAACCCATCCGTCTTTGCTGTTCCATCCACCATCATAATTTTTTAATTGAAATGATATCTCTCCACCTTCACAATCATCATTTAGGTACATGACTAGAGAGTATCTCAAAGTCTTATCCCCATCTAACTGATCGAAGTGTGCACCCATTGCCATTCCAGTATAGTATTTTTTAATATTAAAGGTTGGGAATAGTCTTGGTTCGTCAAAATCACCCAGGGACTCTGCATAATCCTTACATACATTATATAAAGTTGTCATGACTGCATCATAAATATACTTGCTTTTTTCTCCAACTATACCGCCAGACTTTGAGATAGCATCTATATCAAAAGTTTTTGTCTCTCCATAAATAAAATCTTTGTCATTGGAAGATGTCCATTTTTGCCAAAGATTAACCTTGGTGTCATCATAAAACTCCATAGTTTCTAATTCATTTAAAGTTTTTAAAAACACATCAAAGTTATCTATTGCGTCTGTATAATAATATACTTTTGGATCTAGTATTTCTTTATTCATTTTAATACCTATTTCTTTCGTAATGACCTATTTCTTTTATAAAACCAACTATGACATATCTTATTGGCCCATCACCTACATGCTTTACTCCATGTTCATATTCTTCATTTCCTGGAAAAAATAACAGGTCTCCTGGCTTTGGTCTCAACGCTATATCTTTGTTTGGAAAGAATAACTCTCCGTCAACATAATCATCATTAATGTATATTATTGTTGCATAGTGTATTGATGGATCTGTATGCTGATCAGTATGTGATTTTAGTTCTACACCCTTTTGCATTCTTTGAATAGTGGCAAGCCCACTAAGTTCGAGTCCTGGAAAAGAAGGATGAATTATATCTGCGAGTCTTCCGTAAAAAACATTTTGTTCTGGATGGTGCTTAATGTTCAAATTTTTATCTACCCAATTTTGAGTAATTTCAAATTTTCCTTCAGCGACTAAGTTATCAACATCTTCTCTGCCAAACTTTTCCAAACAAAATCTTTTTAAATTTCCCATATACTCTACTTCCCAATCTTCTTGAGATGCAGCATTGATTACATTCCAAATAAAATCTAACTCTTCTTTTGTCAAAAAGTCTTTAATCCAAAGTAGTTCTGGAGTTACCTCTTCAAACTCTAAGTTATTATTTCTTAAATTTTCTTTTAAAGAATCCATCATCTTAAACAGCATCTCCCTTAAACAGATATTTATTTCCATCTTCGTCTATCTTATATCCATCTTTAAGAAGATTTTGACACTCGGCTCTTTCAACTTCCTGCTTGGCTCTAGTCTCTCTCATCTCTTCTGCCCAAGCGTCTCTTAGTTCCTGTGGATATGCATCTTCTTCACGATCATCCCAGAATGAACCTATTGTGTACCTAACTCCACTAGTTATAAGAGTTACTTCATGCATATTGTTGAATCCCCCGTCAAAAGCAGCAAGCATTCCAACTTTAGGCTTTATGCTTATTTGTTGATCTGGGAAATGCAAAAGTCCGCCTTCAAAGGTATCATTTAGATATAAAAATGCAGCATATCTACTTCTAGTAAATGCTCCAGAATTTCCGTGTTCGTCTGTATTATCAGAATGCTTTCTTGCATAAGCCCCTGGCTCCCATTTCTGAGTATGATATCCAATTTGAGAAATTATCTTTGGGTCTAAATCATGAACACTGGCAACGGCATCTATGATACCTTTTTTAATTTGTGTAAAAATATCAGAAGGCAAACCTTCGGCAATTACATGTTCGTCGTTATCTTGTGGCAAAACAGAAGAATAAGATTCATAAAAGGATATAGGCATCCAACTAATCGTTCCTAGTTCTGCATGCTTATCTAAAACCTTTACAAGTTTAGCAGCAGTTTCAGAATCGATAAAGTTTTCATAAACGACTATATCTTTTGTTAGCCTATTTTTGTTATCTAAATTCATTTCTTAATCCCCCTTTTTGGATCCCAAGATTTTACTTCTTCTTCTGTAGGGAAAATTCTATGGTACTTTACATTTGGGTCTGGCTTTACGTCTCCAGTATGTTCTAAAATTTCCCAGAAAAATGGACAGGTATATCTTAAAGATTTTGTAACTTCTGTTACTCCATGGACATAGTTCATGTCTCCTGGGAAAAAGTATGCCGAACCACGCTTTGGTTTAAATTGAACCTTTTGATATGGAAAGTATAATTCTCCACCCTCATAATCATCATTAATATAAAATAAACTTGAAATGTCATAATATGGAAAATCGTTTGGCAGTCCAGCGTCTGATCCAAAATGCAATTCTTTGTCTGCGTGAGGCATTTGAAACTGTCCTGGATTCCACTTAACAATTGTTTGTCCTGTAGGCTGTACCTTTACCTTAAAAAAATCTTCAATAATTGGCTGAAGTCTATTGAATAATCCTATTAGTACTGGAAGAATTTTTGGATCATTTGCATCTAGAGATGGGGCAGTTGCAACTCTATCTTTCCAATAACTTGCATCATATATGACAGTTCCATTTTCATTTATATGGCTTTGAGTAACATCCCAAATAGTTATATTTCTTGCTGCTTTTTCTAAAAAATCAACCTCTTCTTGAGTCATAAAATTTTCTAACTCAACTATATTTTCAGGACCATAGCCAAAAAACCCAGATGGTGTATCTGATGGCGTTCTTATTACCTTTACTGCATCTTCTGGTATCATATTATTATTATATCATCC